GGAAGCAGATACAAGTTTGTTTCATAAATATAGATATGACCAAGATTATACCAGCAACTATTACGGCGGGAGATACCTTCAAGTTGGAGGATATCTCCATTACGGATTATTTATCAACAGAGTATACGCTTTGTTTTGCTTTAAGAGGGAAAACGCCAGGGAACTATACCGCGACCTCTAACCCAGATGGAACCTATACATTCAACATATTGCATACCACTACGAAGAATTTCTATCCTGGTTCGTATCGGTATGTTCTATACGTTGATAAGTCAGTAGAACAATACACTATTGAAACTGGTGCTGTCGAAATAGTTCAACGCGTAGACCTTTCGACCAAAACAGACCAGCGGAGTTATGCAAAGCGAGTTCTTGATGCTATTGAGGCCACTATCGAGAATAGGGCGACAAGCGACCAGCAAGCATATACCATCAACGGCAGGTCGCTAACGCGTATATCCATACAGGACTTACTAAAACTTCGCGAATATTACAAAGAGTTAGTAGCGAAGGAGAATACTGCTACGGACAGCAGGAAAAACAAAATCAAGGTGGTAATGTAAATGAAGATGAAGACACGGAGGTTCGACGCTGCGAAAGGAAACCGAACATTATCAGCGTGGGCTTTATCATCAAGCACCCGTTTCGATACCGAACTTGAAATGGACCTTGAGAGTTTGCGTACGCGTAGTCGCGACCTGACACAAAATGACCCATACGCAATGCGCTATGTAAAGTTAGTCAGCAATAATGTGATTGGTCCTTCCGGTATCGACACACGCATTCGTGCGAAAGATACCAATGGCGCATTGGATACTTTTGCCAATGATAGGATTAGAACAGCATTCCTTGATTGGAGCCGCAGTGCGACTGTAGATGGAACAGATTGGATTACAGCACAAAGATTATTTGTTGAAACAACTATTCGAGATGGCGAGGTATTAGTTCAACTGGTCCCGAAACGCAAGTTTGGTAAGTATGGCTTCGCGTTGCGCTTCTTGGAAGCAGAACATCTTGATGTTCATTATAATGCGGCCACAGCAGGCGGCAATATCATACGAAATGGCATTGAATATGACGAGGATGGAGTTATTGTAGCCTACCATATTTGGAAGTATCACCCATATGACCTATATGAAAGAGCAGGACAAGCCCGTTTACGCATTCCAAAAGAAGACCTGATACACGCCTATATCAAGGAACGAGCATCAGGGAACCGAGGATATCCTTGGTTAGCATCAGGTATGATAAACCTACAACACCTTAAAGAATACCAAAAGAGCGAACTTATTGCTGCCAGAGCAGAAGCAAACAAGATAGGTATTGCTACAAGACCCAAGGGTGAGGATTATCCCGCTGATGGGGACGACGCAGATGACGCACGCGCTGTATTACAAAACCTTGAACCCGGTTCATTCGACTTGCTTCCTGATGGATATTCAGTTGAGTTGTTAGACCCAACGCATCCTAATAGCCACTTCGACGCATTTCTAAAAGCAGTATTGAGGGGCGTAGCGGCAGCGGGCAATGTAAGTTATCACTCGTTAGCCAATGACCTAACAAGCACCAACTATTCTTCGGCACGTATTGCGACCATTGAGGAACGAGAGTTCTACAAGTCAGTTCAACGCTGGGTCATTGAAACATTATGCCGCCCTGTTTATAGCAAATGGCTACAAGTCGTATTGCTGAACGGCTCATTGGGGTTCCCAGTAGAGCGTTTCGAGAAGTTTAGTGCGGTCGAGTTTATTCCAAGAAAGTGGGTCTGGATTGACCCAAGCAAGGATGCCGTATCCACGAAGTTATTATTGGACTACAAGTTGCGCAGTAGAACCGAAGTATGTAAAGACCTCGGAAGAGACTTCGATGATGTAGTTCAAGAGATTGCGAGAGAGAATGAACTGATGAAGCAGTTAGGGGTTCAGGCGGAACAGGTAGATGCGAATATCGCCAATATGATACAGCCCGGAGATAATCCTGCCGAGGACGCGGTGCGGCCCGCAGAAGATGAAACCGACTAAATATGCTTCCAACAACGGCGAAAGATAATCTTGTTGATAAGGTCTCGTTTCACACCGAACCGCGTCGCCAACGCCGTTGCTCCCATACCCTCGTTTCGCAGTTTACGGATTTCAAGCACAACTTCTTGCGCAAGGACGTGTCTCCCGTGTTCTTCGCCTTTCAGGACACGCTTTCGGCCCTTGGCAATCATATCCTTGACGTTATCTCGGGCAGTGCCCACAAACAAATGTTCGGGATTGAAACAAGCAGGATTATCACAGTGATGGAGAACGTGCTGGCCTTTCGCAATAGGCCCTACCCAATGTTTATAGGCAACCCTATGAGCACTGCTCAACCTGGCAGCACTATCTTCACCCGCAGCAATCTTCCCGTAGCCACCAGGGTCGCGCGCGCCATTATATTCCCAGCACCCGCGTTCGGTCAGGATACGGCGGCGCAGCAAGCGAGTTGTGATATGTAGTTTATTCATAATAAATATTATGAAATATACATTTATAAATATCAACACAAAACGGAGTTTAGTATGGAACAACTACAATATAGAACATTCACAATAGGCAAGGAAGGTAGCATTGACGAAGAGATGAGAACCTTGTCGCTTTCGTTCAGTAGCGAGGCTCCTGTGGAGAGGTATGGAATACGCGGAGTAGAGTTCGAGGTTTTGGGACACGGGGAAGGTGAGGTAGACCTTTCCTTTATCGGTAGCGGAAACGCACCATTTTTGGTCGGACATAATCAGGACGACCAAATAGGAGTAGTTGATAGTGTGGACGTAGCAGATGGCCGTGGAACAGCCATCGTGCGCCTTGGTAAGGCGGCGCGTGCGCAAGAGATGTTTACTGATATCGTAGATGGTATTCGTAGCAATATTAGTGTCGGATATATCGTAAATGAAATACGAAAGATGGACGACATTGATGGGGTTCCGGCATACCGCGCGACGAAGTGGACGCCAATGGAGATTAGTTTAGTAAGCGTACCGGCTGACAGAAGTGTCGGCGTCGGGCGCAGTTCACAACATATGGAGAATACAACAATGACAGAGGAAACAAAAGTCAACGACATCAACATCGAGTTGGTGCGCAATGAGACAAGAGAAGCGGAGCAGATGCGCGTCCGCACCATTTACAGCCTCGGCGACAAGTTCAACAGCAAGGACCTCGCTGACAAGTATGTTAAGGAAGGCAAGAGCGTAGACGATTTTCGTGGCGCTATTCTGGACACTATGGAGGCCCGTCAGCCTCTGGTTCAGCCCATTACACATCTTGACCTTTCACCAAAAGAGCAGAAGCGCTTCTCGTTAGCCCGCGCTGTTCGCGCTCTTATTTCGAAAGATTTCAGGAACGCCGGCTTCGAGTTAGAGTGCAGCGACGAAATCAGCAAGCGCCTTGGTCGCCCAGCAACGGGTATCTTGGTTCCTGCGGATTATTTCAGCGTTCGTGCTCCTATGGGCGCCGATGCTACAACGTATGCTACAACTGGTGAAGACCTCGTTGGAACAGACCACCTCGGCGGCGAGTTCATCAACCCGCTTTACAACAAGACCGTCATTCGTCAGGCCGGAGCACGTATCCTTCCTGGATTAGTTGGTAATGTTGATATTCCAAAGGGTGGTTCCGCAACAGCGTATTGGTTGTCGACAGAAGAGACAGCCATCACTGAAAGCACCCCTGCAACTTCTACCGTTTCGCTGTCTCCAAAGACAGTAGGTGGATTAGTTCAGATTACACGCCGCCTGATGCAGCAAAGCGACCCAACAGTCGAGACATTCATTCGCAACGACTTGCTGAATGTTTTGTCGGTTGCTGTTGATACAGCCGCATTATGGGGAACAGGATTGAGCGGTCAGCCAACAGGTATTGCGAACACTTCTGGTGTCGGTTCCGTTTCGATGGGCGACACGGTCGGTGGAGCACCTACTTGGGCAAAGATGTTAGAGTTCTGGTCCGCAGTAGAGGCCGCAAACCTTGAAGGCGCATACTGGATTACTAATCCAAAGGTTGTTGCGAAGTTGATGGCAACCGCAAAGGTGAGCAGCACCGACAGCGTGATGATTATGCAGGACATCAGCAACCTGCTTGGTTATCCAGTGCTTCGTACCAATAGCATTCCTTCAACGCTCGCAGAGGGTGGTTCTGGCAACGTATTATCTGGATGTATCTTCGGTGATTTCTCACAAGTCTTGATTGGTGAGTGGAGCGTTATCGAGTTGTCTACATCGGATAGCCACAGCACCAACTTCACAAGCGGCATTATGGCTGTTCGTGCAATGACTGATATTGACATTGCTGTTAGGTATCCAGGTGCCTTCGCAGTGAGCAAGGACATCATCACCGCATAATGATAAGGTAAAAGGGGAGGAGCAATCCTCCCCAACAACGCTATGAAGATACGTTATATTGTAAGGCAGTCGTTTATTTGGGACGGCAAAGTAGTAAAAGAGGGAACAGATGTTAGTGAGTTATTATCACGCAGTGCTATTATTGATGGCTTACGTCTTGGTCGCTTGGTACCTACTGAACCGATACCGCAAATGATTGAGACACCCGAGGTAAAGGTCGATGGCCGTAGAAACCGCAAAAGACAGGGCTAACTTTATTGCCGACTTTGGGGAAGTAGTCTTCTTCACGGGAGATTATGG